ACGCCCCTGGCTGATGAAAACTATGCCGCTGTGGGGATGGGCAACAGCGTCGCCACCAACAACCCCAAGACGGTGGTCAACATCCGCGCCGCCGGCAACCTGCTGGCACCGACCACCAAGACCGCCAATGCCCTGCGAATCCTGGTCGGCTCCACCAACCAAACTGCCCCGGCTGGGCACGACTCGGCCAGCGTCAGCCTGCTGATCATCCGCTGAATCAGCTCACCCTAGAATCAACCCGACAGGAGGACCGCTCCGCATGACCACCAATTTCCTTCACGGCGTAGAGGTTCTCCAGATTGATACTGGGGCCCGGCCGATCCAGACCGTTCGATCTTCGGTGATCGGCGTGATCGGCACCGCTCCTGGCGCTGACGCCCAAGCGTTCCCGCTCAACACCCCGGTGCTCGTCACCCGCCGGTCGGAGATGGCCGGCATCGGTGAGACCGGCACTCTGCCCTCGGCGCTTGACCTGATCTACGACCAGGCCGGGGCTGTGGTCGTGGTGGTGCGCGTCGACGGTGCAGACGAGGGCGCGATCATCGACAACGTGGTGGGCGGCATCGATGGCACCACCGGCGCCTATGAGGGCGTGCACGCCTTCATGGCTGCTGAGAACGCCGTGGGCTTCGCCCCCCGGATCCTCTGCGCACCGGGCTACACCCACCAGCGCACCAGCAACGGCATCCTCTCGATCGTCGTCCAGACCCAGGGCTCGGGCTACACCACCGCCCCGGCCGTCACCATCACCGGCGGCGGCGGCTCCGGCGCCACGGCGGTTGCGGTGCTGGGCACCGGCGGCGATGCCGGCAAGGTGGTCAGCTTCACCATCACCAACCCGGGCAAGGGCTACGCCACCAACCCCACCGTCACGATCGCCGCGCCTCCCGCTGGCGGTGTGCAGGCCGTGGCTGGCACCGTCACCCGTGGCACCGTCCGCTCTCAGGTGCTGGCCGAGATGGTCGGCATCGCTCAGCGCCTGCGCGCGGTGATCATCGCTGACGGGCCCAACACCACCGACGCGGACGCCATCCAGATCGCCGACGACTTCGGCTCCGACCGCATCTACGTGGTGGACCCCTGGGTGCTGCGCGATGGCTCCAGTGTTCCCGCCTCCCCCGCTGTCGCGGGCCTGATCAACAAGGTGGACAACGAGCGGGGCTTCTGGTGGTCCCCCTCGAACAACGAGATCAACGGCATCGAGGGCACCAGCCGGGCGATCGACTTCGCCCTGGGCGATTACACCTCTCGCGCCAACCTGCTCAACGAACAGAAGATCGCCACGATCGTGCGCGAGCAGGGCTTCAGGCTGTGGGGCAACCGCACCCTGGCCAGCGATCCGAAGTACGCCTTCCTCTCCGTGCGGCGCACCGCCGACATGGTGAACGAGTCGATCCTCCGCAGCCACCTGTGGGCCGTCGACCGCTGCATCACCGCCACCTACCTGGAGGAGGTGCAGGAGAGCGTGCGCGAGTACCTGCGGAGCCTCAAGGCACGTGGCGCCATCCTCGGCGGCGACGTCTGGGTAGACCCTGAGCTGAACACCCCGGTGAGCATCAGCAACGGCCAGGTGTTCTTCGACTTCGACTTCACCCCGCCGTTCCCGGCTGAGCGGGTCACCTTCCGCTCCCACCTGGTGAACAGCTACGTCACCGACCTGTTCGTCTGATCCACCCATCGCCCCATCGAGGACTGACCCATGGCCCAGATCCCCCGCGTACTGAAGAACTTCAGCCTGTTCGTCGATGGCCAGGGCCTGGCCGGCACCATCGACACCCTCACCCTGCCCACCCTCACCACCAAGATGGAGGAGTTCCGCGGCGGCGGCATGGACGCCCCTGTGGAGCTCGACATGGGGATGGAGAAGCTGGAGGGCACCTTCGTGCTGTTCGAGTACAACCCCGACGTCATCGCCCTCTACGGCCTGGCATCGGCCAACACGCAGATGACCGCACGCGGCGCCATGCGTCGTGATGGCGAGGCCGCTGTGCCTGCCGTGGTCAACATGACCGGCGTAGTAAAGCAGGTGGAGAAGGGTGACTGGAAGGCCGGCGATCAGTCGAGCCCCACGTTCACCTACGCCCTGCGCTACTACAAGCTCACCGTCGGTGGCCGCGAGCTGGTGGAGATCGACAAGGTGAACATGATCCGCCGGATCAATGGCGTGGACCAGCTGGCCACCATCCGCCAAGCAATCGGGGTCTAATCGATGAGCAGCAAGAAGCGTCCTGAGGGCACCGCCAAGGTGGTCTTCGACTTCCCCGAGATGATCGGTGGTGTCGAGGTCGACTTCCTGGTGATGCGCCGGCCGAAGGTCCGCGATCGCGTTGAGGCGGCCAAGGCCAGCACCAACGAAGGCGAGCAGGCTGTCCATCTCATCGCCAACCTCTGCGAGGTGCCGGTCGACGAGATCATGCAGCTTGACGACGCCAGCTGGAGCAAGCTGGAGGCCCAGGTCGTGGCTTTCAGAACGGCCAGGTCGTAGCAGTGGAGTCCCTTCGCCGGGCCGTTGTAATCCTGGCGAAGGCGACTGGCTGGGGCCTGGCCGAGATCCTGGACATGGAGCTGGCCGACTTCTGGGCCTGGCTCGCATCCGCCCAGTCCGTACAGAATGAGATCGCGGAGGCGATGGGGACATGATCGGCGGCGGCGCGCAGAAGATCACGGTCGAGATCGGCGGCAAGATCGCCGCCAGTCTCGGCGCCAGCCTGCGCACTGCTCAGATGCAGGTGAGCGGCTTCGGGCGGAACGTGAACCGCACGATGAACGACGCGGCAACCGCCGGCCGCAAGGGCTTCAAGGGCATGTTCGACAACGCCCTCTGGCAGCAAGCCGCTGTCGGCGCGGCTGGCATTGGCGTGGCCCTTGGCGCCAGCATCCGCCAGGCGGCATCCTTCGAGCTGATCCTGAGCGACATCGGCAAGACCGCCAACATCGGCCAGGGTGAGCTGAAGGCGCTGTCTGGCGAGCTGCTCCGGCTGAGCAGCCGCAACCTCACCAACCTGGCGCCGGAGAAGCTGGCGGCCGGCATCCAGGATCTGGTTGCCCAGGGCCTGGAGCTGAAGGATGCCGTCGCCTCGATGGAGTCGCTGGGCAAGGTGGCGACCGCCACCAACTCCGACCTGCTCGACGTCACCAAGACCGGCTTCCAGCTGCAGAACGCGCTGAAGATCCGCCCGACCGAGCTCAAGGCCACCTTTGATGCGCTGGCATTCGCCGGCAAGCAGGGCGCGTTCGAGCTGCGGGACATGGCGCAGTTCATGCCCACCATCGCCGCGGCCGCCGGCAGCCTCGGCATCCAGGGCCAGAAGGGCGCCGTGTCGCTGGCGGCCATGATGCAGATGGTGCGCAAGGATGCGCCCGACGCTGGCCAGGCTGCCACCCGCCTCACCGACGCCATGCTGAAGCTGACCGCACCCGATGCAGTCAAGCGCTTCTCCAAGTTCGGCGTCGACATCGAGAAGGTCCTGAACGACGCCAAGGCCAAGGGCATCAACCCGATGGAGGCTGCCCTCGACCAGCTGCAGAAGGTGACCGGCGGCGACGTCTTCAAGCTCAGCCAGATCTTCGGCGACAAGGAGGCCAAGCTGGCCCTGATGTCGCTAATGAAGTACCGCAAGGAGTACGAGAAGCTGAAGGCCGACGCTGGCGGCGCGGCCGCAGCCGGCACTGTCGACAAGGACTTCCAGCGCAGCCTGGCCACCTTCCAGGGCACGCTGACCAGCTTCCAGAACTCAGCCCAGCGTCTGGGCATCGCCGTCGGCAACGCCCTCCTACCGCCCCTCACCCGGATGGCGGAAGTGATCACGCCGATCGCGGAGGGGATCGCCTCCTGGGTCGCGGCCAACCCTGGCCTGGCCACCGGCATCACCGTCATCGGCGCCGGCCTGGCCGGCCTGGTCGTCGCCCTGCCCATCATCGCCGGGGTGGTCTCCGCCATCGGCACGATCGGCACGGCCCTCGGCGCAGCGGCTGCAGCCTTCCCCGCCCTGGCCGGCATCGGCACCGTGCTGGCGGTGGCCGCCGGGCCCATCGCCGCGATCGTCGCCGGCGTGATCGGCATCGGCGCTGCCTTCACCTTCGCCTATCAGAAGGTGGACTGGTTCCGTGCTGGCGTCGACGCGGCACTGGCCGGCATCGGCGCCACCTTCGCCAGCTTCATCGGTGTGCTCAGGGGCGCCTGGAGCGTGCTGGTCGGCGTGTTCACCGGCGACACCCAGAAGATCCAGGCCGGCTTCGGCCAGATGATCGCTGGCGTCCAGGGCATGTTCAGCTCCTGGTACGGCTGGATGACCTCCCTGTTCCAGCGGCTGATCTCCCAGCTGATCCAAGGGTTCGCCCGCTTCGGCCCCGGCATCCTGGCGCTGATCTCTCCCATCCCCGGGCAGATCATCAACCTGTTCACCAGCTCGGGCATCGGGCAGCGGATCATCGGCACGATCCTCGACGGCCTCAAGGCCAGGGCCGGCGCCCTGTTCTCCTGGGTCGGCGGCGCGATCTCCCGCATCGGCTCGATGGTCGGCGGTGGCGGGGGCGGCGAGAGCTCCGGCGGCGGGGCAGCGGCCACCCCACCCGGCCGGGCGATGGGCGGGCCCGTGCGCGCGGGCTTCCCCTACATCGTCGGGGAGCGCCGCCGGGAGCTGTTCGTGCCCGGCTTCGATGGGGCGATCATCCCCCGCATCGCCCGGCCGATTACAGCCGGCGCCATGGCAGCCATCATGGCGACCGGCCAGCCGGCCATGGCCGCGCCCTCGGCCGCGCAGCAGGCCTTCACCCCAGCGCCCATCCAGGCGCCCTCGGCCGCGCAGCAGGCCTTCACCCCAGCGCCCATCCAGGCGCCCTCGGCCCGCCGCGCTGCGGCACCGATCACCGTCCATGCCCCCGTCACCATCAACGTGGGCGCGACGGCCGATGCAATGGAGATCAGCCGCCAGGTGCAGCTCGCCTTCGTCGACATCCAGCGCGAGATTGAATCCGCTCACCGGGTGCTGCTGAATGACTAGCCTCCCGCTCTATCAGCTGGGCTCGTTCCAGTTCAACCTGCCGAACGGCTCACCCCAGACCGTCGATCGCAACGACGCCTACCGCTGGGAGCAGCAGGACCGCCTGCTGCGCGAACCAGCCAACCAGTGGCTGGGCCCCGGCACCAAGGAGATCACCCTCGATGGCGTGCTCTACCCCGGGTTCTCCGGCCGCCAGGGCACGATGCAAACCCTGCGCGATATGGCCGAGCGCGGCGAGCCCTACATGCTGAACGACGGCCGCGGCCGGGTGCTTGGACGGTGGTGCATCGTCTCGATCCGCGAGGGCCGGTCGCTGTTCGTTGCTGGTGGTGACGCCCGCCAGATCGACTTCTCCATCCGCCTGGTGCGCTACGGCGAGGACAACCCAGGCGCCAAGGGTTCGCCGCTCAGCGTCACCGCCCTGGTCAAGGCCGCGGCCACACCCACCACCAACTTCACCGCAGCAGGGTCAGCCTTCAACTCGCTCGACTGGGCGCAGAGCTTCCAGTGGCAGGGCCTCACCCAGCAGGCGACGCAGCAGGCCGGCTTCAACCTGGGCCAGCTGGCGGCGATCGGCGGCACCGGCACCACCCCCGGCAGCCAGGTGAACACCGTGCTGCGCACCTTCGGGCTGAATGGCTTTACCCCGCAGGCGGCGATCGGCTGGGAGTCGCTCGGCTTCGATCCGGTCAACATCGCTCAGGCATTCGCAACCGGCCGTGGCGCTGCAGCGATGGCGGCAGTGCTGGAGCCGCTTCGTGTCCTCGGAATCGACAGCCTGACAGCGGCTGGAGTTGTGCCGCCGCAGGACGCCAACGCTATGCGCTCCCTGCTTCAGCGTGCGGCTACACTGGGTTCGATCCTCGACATCGATCCAGCTGTTACTAACGTCGTGCGTGAACTTGCGACGCTACGAGCACCTTTTGTCGATGATCTTTTCGATCCTGGAGTGTTCTTCGAATGAATCTGAATCTGATTCGGCGATCAACAAAAGGATCGCGCCTTACCGCTGCCGACTACGACACCAACCTCGACAAGATCGAGCAGGCGATAGGCGATGTTGAGCAGCAGCCGGGGCCCCCTGGCGACCCAGGTGAGCCCGGCCCCCCTGGTCGGGACATCGAGCTGCGCAACAGCATCACGCACATCCAGTGGCGCTACGTCGGAGACGCCACCTGGACCAACCTCGTCGCGCTCAGCTCGCTCATTGGCCCTGAAGGTAACCCTGGCCAGCAAGGGGCGCCCGGCCGGGACATCCAGCTGCAGGCTGGCGCCACCCACATCCAATGGCGCTACGTGGGCGACACCACCTGGCTGAACCTGGTGGCCTTGAGTGCGATCACTGGCCCTCCAGGCCCCGCACCGGCGGTGCTGCGGTTCACCTCCGCCGTGACCGGGCGATCGCTTCAGCCGGGCCAAGTCAGTGAGGTGGTGATTCCAGCAGCTGGCGTCGCCCTGGCTGATTTCGTCGACCGGGCCTCCTACTCGGCGCTGCTGCCCACTGCCGTCAAGGTCGCCTATCAGTGCCTCATTGATCAGGTGCTGGTCTCGTTCCGCAACGTGAGCTCAGTGGTCACCTTCGTGCCAGCTGGTGTGGTCACCGTCGAGGTGGTCGAGAACACTGGCACGCTTCCCGAGCCTCCTGTAGAGCCCGAGGAGCCGGAGGAGCCGGAGGAACCCGAGGAGCCTGAGGAGCCTGAGGAGCCGGAGCCCGAAGCCGAGCCTGACACCAGCATCGTGGAGCCGTTCACCACTCAGCAGTCCGCGACCGACAACGGCTGGACAGGAGTT